GCCCGCTGTAGAGCGTCTGGTGCAGTCCTACGGCCAGCGCTACAAGTACATCGCGGTCGACGCCGGCCACCATTGCTGGGGCCATTGCCAGATCGACGCCGGTCTGGTGCTGGCGAAGGGTGACTACGTCCACCTCAATGACGACGACGACGTGTGGACGCCGACCGCGCTCGAGGCGTTCAGGCGCAACGTGCAGCGTGTGTCGAGTCCCGTCCCGTTTCTGTTCCGATTCAAGAGTTACGTCGGGCCAATTTTCTGGGTGCAGCCCGGACTGTTTGCGCGCAATTGGATCGGCGCCCACTGTTTGCTGGCGCCGCGCGAGGGTGTTGGCAGGTTTACGTGCGACTACACCGGCGACTTTGACTACGTCGAGTCGACCGTGATGGCGTATGGCGGGCCGTCCCAGGCGATCTGGTGCGATGCCATCGTCGCGATCGCGAGGCCCGGCTGATGCTGGTCGACACCATGTTGGCCGCCCAGACCACCCGGCCACTGCTGGGGAAGTCGGGCATCGTGACCGGCGCCAGCCGCGGCATCGGGCGCGCGATTGCTGTCTGCCTGGCTCGCGCCGGTGCGGCGGTCCTGGTCGGATTTGAAACGAACGCCGCCGCGGCGCAGGACGCGGTCGAGCAGATCAGGGCCGAGGGTGGCAACGCGACGCCGTGGCGCCTGGACGTGCTCGAGATGGCGCCGCCGCTCGACGCCGATTTCCTGGTCAATAACGCGGGCATCAGTCAGGGGCGGTCGGTCGGGCGGATGAGCCATATGGACTGGGACCGCACGCTCGATGTGAACCTGGGCGGCGCGTTCAGGATGACCCAGGCCGTGCTGCCGGGCATGATCGAGCGTGGCTACGGCAGGATCGTCAACATCAGCTCGGTCGTCGGTCTGGACGGCAGGCTCGGGCCGACGAGCTACGCCGCCTCGAAGGCCGGGCTGATCGGCCTTACCAAAGCTGCCGCGCTCGAGCTGGCACACAAGGGCGTCACTGTCAACGCGATCGCGCCGGGCTTTATCCAGGGCACCGGGCTGCTCGCTCAGGTGCCCGAGCCGATGCGTGCCGATGTGCTGAGCAAAATTCCGATGGGGCGATTCGGAAAACCCGAGGACGTGGCGCAGGCGGCGCTGTACCTGATCGCGTATGGCGACTACGTGACGGGCACGGTGCTCAACGTGAGCGGGGGATGGCTGACGTGACGGTCGCGGCGATCAAGCTCACGCGTGTCGAGGTGCAGTCGGAGCGTCAGGTGCAGTGCCTGCGCGTGATTCGCAACGCCGGCCGCTTCGGCTACAGCAACGACACCGAGGAAATCTCGGCGCCCGCACAGCGCGAGTGGTGGCGCCGCTCGCAGGGCAAGGTCCATGCATGGCTGTACAGCGTGGCCGGCGAGATCGTGGCCTACGGCATGTTTTTCCAACGCGACGACGGGTCGTGGTCGCCGAGCGCCGGCGTGCTACCCGACTACCAGGGCCGCGGGTACGGCGGGCGCATCGTGGACGACCTGGTGGCTCGAGCGCGCGAGCTGGGCGTGCAGTTGGTCGCCGCGGCACGGCTGGACAACCCGGCGGCGGTCGCGACGCACCACCCGGACCTGTGGGAGCGGCTCGAGGACAGCGCGACACACGCCCACTTCAGGATGAGCCCGTGACCGTAGACCTGTTCAGGCCGTTCGTTGCGCCCGAGGCGGCCGAGCTGGTCGCGCGCACGCTGGCGCCCGATGCGGACGGGCGGGTCTATCTGGGCGAGGGGCCGCGGGTGCAGGAGTTCGAGCAACGCTTCGGCGAGCTGGTCGGGAATCCCCTCCCGCTGGCGCTCAACTCCTGCACGTCGGCGCTCGAGCTCGCGCTGTACCTGTGCGGCGTCAGACTTGGGTCTCAGGTCATCAGCACGCCCATGACCTGTACGGCCACCAACGGCGCCATCGTCAGAGCGGGCGGCAGGATCATCTGGGCCGACGTGGACCCGGTGACGGGCCTGATCGACCCCGACGACGTGCAACGTAAGGTGACCGGCAACACCAGGGCCATCATGGCCGTCGACTGGGCCGGCCGATCGTGCGACTATCGCGCGCTCACGCGGATTGGGCCACAGGTCATCCAGGACGCCGCCCACAACCTGTTTGTCGATCCACTGAACCACGGCGACTACGTGTGCTGGTCGTTCCAGGCAATCAAGCACCTGACCACCGGCGACGGCGGCGCCTTGCTGGTCCCGCACCGTCAGTACGAGCGCGCACGCCTGTTGCGCTGGTATGGGCTCGATCGCGAGTCGAGGGCCGACTTTCGCTGTGCCCAGAACATCACCGAAGTCGGGTTCAAGATGCACATGAACGACGTGGCCGCCAGCATCGGGCTGGCGAACCTGCCGCATGCCACACGTCTCGTCGCCCGCCACCGCGACAACGCCGCGTGGTATGCCGAACGCCTCCGCGGTGCGCCGGGTATCGTCTGTCCTCCCACAGACGCCGGCTCATCGTGGTGGCTGTACTACCTGCTGGTCAAGGACCGCGAGTCGTTCATCGGCCAGCTCGCCGAGCGCGGCATCGCCGCCAGCCCGGTGCATCGCAGGAACGACACTCATCCAGCCTTCTCATTCCCGAACGGTCCGCTACCAGGTGTCGATCACATCGCCGAGCATGGCGTGGCGATCCCGGTTGGCTGGTGGGTGACCGACCAGGACCGCGCACAGGTCGCGAGTGCCGTCATCGACTGGGCGCACGCGCGTGCGCTGGTGGCCGCCTGACATGTACGCGGTGACCGAGCCACGGGCCGCCGCATTACCGATCGAGCCGCTTGCCGGCAACGAGATCAGTTGCGCGTTTGTCCAGGTGGCGCCGACGTTGTGGGTCGGCACGGCGAAGTGCAAGCACGGGCAAGCGCAGACCTCGACGCACCTGATCGCGCCTGGTGCGCCGCCGCTCAACCCGACACAGATGGTAGTCAGCACCTATCGCCAGCACCAGCTCATGGTCGGCTGCGATTGCACCGACATCCCGCCCAGGCTGAACGCCACGACAACCTACGCCACGTCCGCGGGCGTGACGCCTGGCGAACGGCGCATCCTGGCCGAGACGGGCGCCACCATTCCCGCGAACAGCAAAAAGAACTTCTCCTATTACGGGCGTCTGACGTGCATGGTGACGGGGTCGTTTGCGATTGATGCCACGGTGCAATTGGCGCAGACGGTCGCGTCTGGCGCACGTGGTGAAGGTCAGGTGTTTGTGGCAGGGACGCCGGCGCTGCTCAGGGCAGCGATGGCCGACGTGGCAGGCAAGGCAACCGCGCTGCCGACCGGCATGGTGAATCTGCTTGCCAATCAACCCTTGGCGATCGCCTATCTCAACACCGGCTCGTCCAATCAGGACGTGCAATTGGTCACGCTCACCGTGAGCGAGGTCTGGATCCCTTAGCAGGAGGAGCATTGTCATGCCCAGCGCACCGATTCCACGCGACAACCTCAAGCCCGGCACGGCGCCGAAGCCGACACCGAAGCCCGCGAGTGGCGGCGCGCCTACCGATCCGTCGGTCAGAGTGTCGGGGCCACAGATCACCGATCCCAGCAAGCGAGTCTCGGGCGGCTAGCTTGACAAAGATTCTGCTCGTCCATCCGGGCGCGAGCTACAGCACCCACGACGTGTTCGTGGGCTTGTTCCGTGCACTCGAAACCGCGGGAGTTGAAGTGTCGGACTACGCGCTCGATGTGCGGATTGGCTGGGCCAAAACCTGGCTCGAGGGCGTGTGGCGCAAACGCGGCCGCATCCCTGAAGAGAAGCCGACGTGGTGGGACATCATGTACTGGGCGTGTCGGGATGCGCGCGACATGGCCGAGATCAGGCGTGTCGACTGGGTGCTGGTCATCTCGGCCATGTACCTGCACCCTGACGCGTTGCTGAGCATGCGCCGCGCCGGGCTGAGGGTGGCCGCGCTGTTCACCGAGTCGCCCTACGACGACGACAAGCAGGCCAGGGTGGCCGAGCTGGTCGACGTGTGCTGGACGAACGAACGGGCCAGCGTGCGCGGCCTGCAACAGTCGAACCCGAACACGTCGTACCTGCGCGCGGCCTACGACCCGGCGCGCCACATGCCCCTTGCCGAGGCCGAGCCGGACGTACCGGCGCACGACGTGGTCTTCGTCGGCACGGGTTTTCCTGAGCGCGTCGAATTGCTCGCCGCGGTCGACTGGTCGGGCATCGACCTGGGCCTGTACGGCATGTGGGACAGGGCGCGTATGCCGCATCGGCTGCGACCGTTCGTGCGCGGCAAGGTGGTCAGTAACGAGCAGGCCGCGGCACTCTACCGCCAGGCAAAGATCGGCCTGAACCTGTACCGCCGCCCGCCGCAGGGCAGCAAGGCCGAGAGTATGAATCCACGGGCCTACGAGCTGGCGGCGTGCGGCGTGTTCCAGGTCAGCGATCGGCGAGCCGAGGGCGTTGAGACGCTCGCCCAATCGGTGCCGACCTTCAGAACGGCCGACGACCTGAGCGACGTCGTGCGGCACTACCTGACGAACGAAAAGGCGCGACGGGCAATGTCCGTCTCGGCCCGGCGACTGATCGAACCGCATACGTTCGCCGCGCGCGCGGCCCACATCCTGGGCGACCTCGAGCAGTTCGAGGCGCAGCCCATCGCGAAGGGAGCATGAGCACATGGCTGTGAAATACGCGGGCAAAAACGGGTTGGTGTACCTGTCGACCACGGGTACGGCGTCAGCGACATCTGTCGGCGGGTTCCGCTCGTTCACGTTCGACGGCTCGGCCGAAAAGATCGACGTCACGTCGTTCGGCTCGACCAACCGTGAGTCGGTGCTGTCCTTCCCTGCCTTCCGCGGCACGATCGAGGGCCTGTGGCTCAGCGACGACACGGTGCTGCGGCAGGCGTCAGCCAGCGCAGATGGCACCAACCTGTACCTGTACCCGAGCTCGAACGCGATCACCAAGTGGGTCGGTGGGCCAGCCTGGATCGACATGTCGCTGGCCAGCGCGGTCGATGCCGCGGTGACGACCTCGGCCAGCTTCGAGGCCCGCGGAGCGTGGACCAACCAGTTGTGACGGTGGCCGAACCGAGGCGGGCGCAGCGCAACGGAACGGTTGCCCCGGATCCGATCAAGACGGCGCAGATCAGGTTCGATGAGTTCGGCTATCCGGGTCGGTATGCCGTGGTGCGAACCGATCCGCGCTCGTCGGTCTACACGGCGCTGCTGGACGTCGAGGACGAGGAGAAGTGGTGGACGGCGTTCGGGCCGCTGGTGCTCGAGTGGAACCTGGCCGACGACGACGGCGTGCCGCTGCCGCAGCCCTCAGCCATCAAGAAGGTAGCGGACCTGGACGTGCGCTATGGGGTGATCGCGTTTCTGTTCACGCGCTACCTCGAGTCGGTCAGGACGGCGGCCGAAGTCCCAAAAGTATCAGGGCTCGGCTCCGGCTCTACCTTGACGACCAACGGCGCCGGCCCGAGCAGCGCGTAGGCTACGGCCCGCCTGATGTGTACCTGCCGATCATCCTGGCCGAACGGTTCGGCGGGACGCCGTTCGCCTATGAGGACATCGGCGTGGACCGGCTCGAGCGGCTGGTCGCATTGCTCAGCATCGAGGGCCAGGTCGCACGCGACTGGGAGGGGCTTGGTTCAGGCGACAGCGTGTACCGCCCGGAGGGCTGGGAGCTCGATGACTGAGTTAGCGAATCAAGGGCGAACAAATGGCGATGTGGCTATCAGAAAGATGATCAGGAACAGTCCCAGGATCACGACCAGGACTGGCGCGACGGTAGCGGACGTGCTGCTGGACGAAGACGAGTTGCGGCGGGGCATAGCGCGCGGATGATAGCCGATGGCTGAGCAACAAGAGCTGCGCGTTATCCTGCGCACGGTCGCCCAGACGCAGGGCGCACAGCAGACGAGCGCGGCGCTCAAACAGGTCGAGCGTGATGCACAGAACATCGGCGGCGGCTTCAGGGTTTCGGCCGCGGATGCCGCGCGATTCGCGGGCGCGCTGGCCGGCGTCAACGTCGGGCTGAGTCTTTTCACCGAGGCCGGGTCGCAAATCCGCGGCGTGATCGCGGGCGCCTCGCAGGCACTGGTCGAGTCCGAGCGTGTGGCGCGCGCCAACGCGGCAGCCTATGGCGCCAACGCGCAGCAGTTCGAGCGACTCGCCGTGTCCCTGCGTGAGACCGCGGGCATCAGCCAGCAGGCGACACTCCAGGCCGCGCTGTCGGCCAGGACGCTGTCGGCTAACTACGGGCTGACTATTGAGCAGACGCAAAAGCTCATCAGGGTCTCGGCCGACCTGGCGAACGTGCGCGGCATCCAGTTGCCCGAGGCATTCGAGCGGGTGCAGTCGGCCATCCGCGGCGAGGCCGAAGCCTCCGAATTCCTTGGCCTCACGCTTAATGACACCTTCATCAAAAACAACGCGCTGAACGGCTCGGTGCGGACCACCTTCGAGCGCATGACCGACGCCCAGAAAGCGCAGATCCGCTACACCGAGCTGCTCAGGCAGACGGCCCAATTCCAGGGGCTTGCCTCGCAGAGCGTCAATAGCCTCGAGGGCGCTCAGCGCAAGGCGACGGTAGCGAGCGAGCAATTCAGTAAGGCGCTGGGCGGGTTGCTGGCGCCGAGTCTGCGGGACGTAGCCGTGGCGCAGGCAGACTCAACGAGAGAGCTGACCAGATGGCTCGAACAGTTTGCGAAGGTGCCGACTGCTCAGGAGATGCGCGAGCGGCAGGCGGCGATCGGTGCCGGGTTGCCGCAGATCGGTCCGCAACCCGTCGCGCCGGTCACATCGGGACTCATCGGCGCCGTTCCCGGTCAGACGAACGCCGAGGCGTTGAGAAAATCGCTCGAGCAGCGCGGGATTATCCAGGCCGCGGAGGCCGCCGCGCGGCAGCGACGTGAGGAACGTGCTCGGGACGCTGCGGACCAACGCAGACTCCGGGACGTCAACGAGCTGCCGCGGCAGACCGTCGCCCAGAGTCTGAAGGAAGTCGCGTTCCTCGACCAGCGTGACGCGGCCATCCGCGACATCGTGGCAAGCCAGCGCGAGGAGCTGGACATCCGCCGCGAGATCACCCGCCTTCAGGGCGAGGAGGCGCGCGCGACACAGGGCCTATTGGCCGACCGCCAGGAGGTGGCGCGTCTCGAGCGGGACATCGCCAACCAGGGCGACCGTCGCGTGGCCGCGGCGATCGAGGCGCGGCGCGTCCTGGCCGAGCAACGGGCGGCGCCAGCACAGAACGCGCTCGCCGATACGCAACGGACGCTCGAGCGTGCGCGCCTGGTCGCGGGCGACCTGTCGCAGTCAGCCGAGGCCCGCTCGGCCGCCATCCGCGAAGCCATCCAGTTGCAGCTCCGCACGCTGCCGAGACAACGGCTCGAGGCGTTCGACGCCGAGTCGGGCGTCCTGGCGACCGAACGTGAGCAACGCGCGAACCAGTTGGCAACCCGCGCGGCAAACATCCCGCTCGAGGGCAGGCGCGCCGAGTTGCTGGAAGGGCTCGAGGGCCGCGAGGGCGCGCTGCTCGGCGTTCAGCACAGCATCGAACGCCAGGAGAACCTGGCGAACGTGGTCGCGGCCACGACCCAGCAGCACCAGCAGAACCTCGAGCAGATCATCGGGCAAGCGATCAGGGATGGCCTCGTCCAGCAGCCACGACAGCCCATCCAGTTCACCATCCAGGTGCTCAACCCTGACGGCTCGGTGTCCTACGAGGAGCTGATCGAGGCCGAGGATCAGGCCACCTTCCCGCCCGTGATTCAGGTGTCGGGTGTCAGGCGCAGGCCGTAGGTGGCGACGTTCACGATCAGCTCGACGGTCACCACGTTTACCGCGACGGTTCGCGGCTCAGGCCAGGACTCGCTCGAGCCGGAGACGATCGACGTGGGCGCGTACTGGACGAGCGCGGCCGAGTGGAACGACGCCACAAATCTGATGACCCAGACGTACCACGTGCATAAGCCGCTCGGCGGCACGGCCGCGGTCATCGACGTGGCACGCGGCGGCGGCGCCGGCACGCTGGTCGTTCCTGGGCTGGGCACCACGACGGCGATCATGATCGGTCTGCGCGCGACCCACTATCACGTCAACGGCGCGCGCTCAGGGGTCATCACGTTTATGAGGACCGCGGTCTGGTCGTGACGGTCACCGTTCGCAGCCTGTCATGTGTGGTGACGTTCAACAGCGTGTCGCTGACCGACGTGATCAGCGCGCGTGGTCAGGTGTCGGCCGATGGCGGCTGGCCGACGTGCAGCGTCTTTGTCAGCGCTAAGCCCGCGTCGGGCAACGAAGAGGATGCGCTGAGCGTGGTCGCGGGCGCCGGCAACAACGTCACCCGGTTCACGGGTCGGCTGCGGCGATTCAGGTCGTCGGCGTTTCCCAAGGCGGTCGAGTTGTACGGCACCGGCACGCTGGCCTACGCGGCCGAGTGGGCACCGTCCGAGGACATCGTTTTTGCTACCGAGTTTCCTACGGGCGCGACTGATCAAGAGTTGATCGAGGATGCGCTGACCCGCGTGGTCAGGATCGGCTCGGGCGGCTACTCGAGCGGCAACATCGGCGGCACGGGCACCACGCTCGGCACGCTGGCGCCCTCGGCATTCGACTGGTCGAAGGGCACCACCGCATGGGCACGCATCCAGGCCATCGACCGCGCCACGCTGTACCGCACCTACCAGCAGGCCGACGGCACCATCCGCAGGGTGCAGATGATTGGCCACCCGAGCAGCTCGACGACCTCGTTTACGTTGGAGAACGAGAACATTCTCGAGAGCTCGACGGGCTCACGCAACACCGAGCAGACGCGCAACTACGTCGTCGTGCAGGGCCACGACTACGGGTTCGGCACGGGCCCGGTGCTGGGCACGGCGGAGGGAGCGTTCGGCTCACTCGACGGCAGCGATCCGGACGAGCGGATCACCGAGACCTATGCAAGCGACTTTATCGAGGACGGCAACGATCCGACGGGTACGCCGCTGGCGCTGGGTGCCGGCCTGGACGCGCAGGCCATCGCCGACGACATCCTGCCCGACGTGCTCAAAGAGTTTGTCGATGCCGACGTGCTGTCGTGGTCGGACGGCACCCACGGGCCTGGGCAAACGTGCATGCTCGACACCACCATCGATATCGGCCCGCTCAGCGGCCAACTCAGGCTGTTGATTGCCGAAAAGATGTGGGTGCGCGGGTATGGCTGGGAAATCGGCGACAAATGGGAAAGCCATTACGTGCTGAGCGGCGGCGGCCTCGAGTCCTACACGCCGCCGCCGATTTGAGTTGATGGCCACCACCGAAGCAGTCCGAGCACTCGAGCGGCGTAACGAGCGGATCGACGCCCACATCCGCGCGCTGCTCAGCACGGTGGGCACGACTGAGGCCACGGTGACCGCGCCACGCGTGGTGAACGTGGCGTTTGTGCTTGGTGCGGTCGGTACGCCGCTGGTCGTTGGCGATCATGTGTTTTTGCAACTCGGGCTCGGCGGAACTGTCACGCTGTTGTCCTGGAGCATGGCGGGCACAGTCGCCGGGACACCGACCGCAAGCGACGTGGTGATCGACGTGCTGGCAGGCGCCACGCTCGCGACCGTGGTGAGCATGACCGGCGCAGCCACGCCCGAGCTGACCGCGGACATCGAGTTGAACGATCAGCCGGTCAGCGCGTGGACGTTTGCGCTGCTGACGGACCCGTCCTGGGTCATGGCGCTGGTCACCGACGCCGATGGCACGGTCGAGGTTGTCGGGCTGACGTTGCGGGTGGTGGTCGGGTAGGTGCCGGTCGTGACGAAAGCATCGCTCAATCATGCGCGCGCGGCCGGGCACATGTCACTGCTGGACTCGACCGGGCGGGTTTACACGTTCATGGGCGGGAATCAGATCCTTGAGCGGTACGACCCGTCCAATGACACGTGGACGGATCTCGCGAGTATGGCGCGTGTCACTCTTCACGCTGGGGCGGCTGTTGACAGCTCGGACGACATCTACGTTGCTAGTGGCATTCTCTCCGGGGGCACAAACGCCTTTGTGCAGTGTGAGAGGTACGACGCGTCGGGAAACTCATGGTCTGACTTCACGTCGGTAGCAAGCGGTGTCGAGCGATGGAAGCCGTTCTGTTGGATCGACGGTTCCGATCGCCTGCACATTGCGTGCGGCATTCTCAATAACACTGACACGACGTTTCGCAGGAGTGTGTATCGCTACAGCGGCGGGCTGAGCGGGTCGTGGTCTGACCTCAGCACTGATTCAGCAGCGGATCATTCCCGGTACTTCTACCCGATCACGCCCGGCCTGTTCGACAGCACCAATCGCCTTTATGCGATCGGGAAGGGCGATAGTGTCAGCACCCCATCAACGGACGTAGAACGCTATGACCTTGGTGCAGGGACATGGTCGACCCGTGCCAGCTTGCCCGCCGCGCGGACCTGGGCTGGACGATGCGTAGATGCATCAGATCGCGTGTACGTTGTCGGAGGCACTGACAACGTTGGGACGTTCGCGCCGCTCAGCACCACGTATCGCTATGACCCTGGTGCTAACTCGTGGAGCACGCTCGCAACCCTTCCCATTCCGCTGCGGTCGCTTGTCGTTCTGGCGCCGCCAGACGGGAAGATCTATGCGTTCATGGGAGTCACGACGGGCACCGTCAACAACAACAATATCTATGTGTACGACCCGTCTGCTGACACGTGGACCGACACGGGCGAGGACTTGACTTTTAGGAACGGCCCTTCGGTTGTGTTCGATGGCACTGGGTACTACTTCATAGCCTCAGTGTCTGCGTCCACAACGGTTCAGTATTGGACGCCCGTCGCTCAAGTTGGAGGGCGCCGTGGATGGGCAACGGTTATCGGATGACACCAAACAGGAGGTCACATAGGGCATGTCTATAGGAATCCAGCCAGCGGCGCGTGGCGGTATCGGCGCCGTGAACCTGTCTGCCCAGGCCCGCGCAGCGGGTTTTGTCCGCGATGATACCAACGGCCATTACCGGCTCGAGCGCGCACCGTTGCTGCTCCACAACCAGCGCCGCAGCGTGTGGCGCCAGAACGCGTTGGCCTGGGCGCGCGACCATATCCATCGCGGCATCCCGCGCGCGTATTACCGCATGGTGCTCGGTCACGATCTGCACGTCTCGACCTACGCCGAGCTGCACGTGCGCCACTTTCACGCGACCCAGCCCGATCCGTTCACGGGCAAACGGGGCTGGTGGGAGAACGTCGGCCGTGTGGCGTGCGGCAAGGTCACCACGGCGTTCAGGGACTTCGAGATTGACCAGCTCATCGCCGAGACGAGCGTCTATGGCGACTTCAAGTACCACGAGGTCGGCACGTCGGCGACGGCCGAGGCGAACACCGACACGGCATTGATCGCCACGACGGCCATCGCTCGAGTTGCGGGCACCCAGGTCGAGGCCGCGGCCGACCAGTACCGCAGCGTGGCGACGGTCACTGCCGACTCGACCGAGT